AAGATAACACCGGGTACTACTACTACGAACCCGCTGCAAGCCTTTCAGTGTTGGTGCCCAAAAACTATGGTAGCAGTGACATTCTCTATAGTAAAATTTCATCACACTATCAAGAAGAGGACGGAAAACTAGGCCCTAATAAAACTGGGCCACTGTATCGTTACCTGTCCTTAATTGGTTGGGACATCGACCAGATACGAACGATTACTGATTACCTTGTTTCTTGCAAAGACCCACAAGTAGCAAACAGTCAAGAACTAGATCTAATAGCCAATGATCTAGGTATTGACTTAATTAGTAAAGAGTTGGGGGCAGCGCGACTCAGATCGTATCTAGATGACATTGGAAAGATACGTAGGTCAGGTGGCACCGACTACTCAATCAATGCTGCGCTTACAGCACTGACCAACTCAGTAGTTACCATATCTGGTAACACCATAAACGTTCAGCCACAGCGAGTAAACTTTCTAAAAGACCCAATGCTTACTTCTATTGGTAACCTTCTGGATGGTGGCCTTGCAGGTAGCACGTATTCATCAGCAGTAGATGGTGGCAGTGCGGCAACTTTTGGTAACGTAAGTGCATCTGTAATAAATGATGCCTACTTTGGGGGCTATCCCAGCACGTATGGTACGTCAACAAGCACAGTTGCAAAATCTGGTGTGTGGTCAAGCACGATTGTACCTGGCACGGTCAGCACGTACTTCGCCCAAACACAGAACGGCGACATCCCAGTAACTCCTGGTGATGTCTACTACTTCTCAATTCACAACGCTGCCCAGTCAGTTATTACATCCGTAAAGATTATCGACCCAATCGAAGGTACAGTAATAGTCACTTCCACTACGCCACAAGTTATTAGTGGCCGGTACTATTGGAAACTCACGATACCTTCTGATTACGCAGGAAGCACCTATGCCGCGTTTCGTTTAGAGTACACACAATTGAGTTCTACTTCAACTGTTAAAGATACACTTGGAGGAAACTTACTTCTTGAAAAGAACCGAATTGGTGATTACTTTGATGGAAACACCCGCAGAGGTGGCTGGATAACAAATGGAAGTACATCCATAGCGGACTTTAGGTGGTTAGGTGAAACTAACAACTCGTATTCTGTATATAGCGAGAACTTTCAAAAGACCGCCTCAGTTGTCACTCGTCTCCTACCAACGCTGCTGCCGGTGACAAAGCTCGCCACATCAGGAGTGGTGTACAGCAACAAGCCGATATCCACAACTGTGTACACCATTGTGTACAACTACATCCCACCCCCCACTTCTTCCAGTGTGGCTGTCATAAACTCCTTGAACTTCAGCAAGAAGCGCAACTCGCAGTACGTACCACTTGTGTTCTAAGATGGGGGTTTATGGAACTACTACTCTGCTCTCTCGCTGTGTACAAGGTAGCCCAGATCATGGACTCCCTATCCCCCAGAGAAGCAATGCCCTGGGTAAAGCTGCTGGTGGTGACTACACTGTCATACAGTGCAGCCGCAGTGATCGGGTTGAACAACCTGTTGATTTCAGGATTGGCGGTAGCTACACTCGCTGGTGCCGCCCACACAATCCTGCGGGTATTGACCATTGTGGGTGATCGGGCGTTAACCACACGACGTAAATGAAAGAGACACAACCTTGGAAACCTTCTACGGAGTTATCGGTGCAGGCGACGCACCGACATCTGTAATCCACGAATCACTCAGAGACATCGGCACGGATGTCACCTACTACATCCCCTGGTATGGCACACCAACACACGGGCTGATCTCCGTGTACGACTGGGTACTGGACAACAGCGCAGCGTTCTTCCTCGTGGTCGATAGCTCTGCTGATAAGCCAGCACCACGAGCGTTGCGCACTATGGCAGAGCGCATTATTGATAGCGTTGCTGTAACCAACACCATCGTCAAAGAACTGCGCAAGCACGACGGCATCGCCCTGGTGCTCTGGGACAGCGACAATGAAGCGGCCTCTATCGCTGTATCGACAGCGGCTATCGAAGGTGGTCTGCCCACGTTGGAGTTGACCAACGGCATGGTGCCCATCCTGTTTGATGACCAACCAGTACAAGACAACGCCGTGACATCCAGCGATGACCTCACTGTCGAAACCATCGACGGAGAGGCCCACCTTGTACTAGACGCTGACGATGAAGAAGAAGACACCGAGTTCGACAGGGCCACCCTGGAGAACATGCCAGCAGCACTTGTCAAGCGTATGGCCAAAGACCATGGTGCACCAGCGAAAACCAAGGCAGAAGCAATCGACGCCATTCTTGGTGGGGTTCCCGATGAAACCCCGTCACTCGCAAAGCCCGTGTCAATCCACATAGTGCTAGACACCAACAACACCATCACGCTTGGGCTGTCCAAAGATCTGCTAGAAAAAGTGTTCAACTTGGTTGTGGCCGAGACACAGAACTGGTAGAGTTACTGCTGACCACGTGGTAGCAGCTCCCCTCTGCTGAAAAGCCCCGCTCCTTGCAAGAGGAGGCGGGGCTTTTCTTTTTACTACCGTATGCACGATACGCGCTAGTACTTACTTCACTTCTTCTTAGCAGGTGCCTTCTTGTCAGCGCCCTTCTTAGCTGGTGCCTTTTTGCCCTTGCCGAAACCTGGTTCCTTAGGGTTGCTCATACCGCAGCCACATGTCTTACACATCACTTACCTCCCTTCTTCTTTGAAGCGTTCATGTTGTCAACTAGGTTAGGGTATGGACGACCGGCTTTCTTGGCTGCTGCTTTAGCGGAAGCCTTCTGCCCTGGGGTCATCTTCTTGTCCTTCTTTGAAGGGTCTTTAGTTTCCCATACCTTCTTGTCAGCCATCGTTCACCTTTTTTCCTCCCCAATAAACATCACAGTTACCACAGGCACAACGCCCTTCTACATAAAGAGCAGCTAACCTTAACAAGGTTGGGTCATCTTTAAAGTGCCCTAAACCTAGATTGCAGTTAACACAAAGAGCACCTCTGACTGCTTTAGTTACATGGTCGTGGTCAATTGCTAATTGCTGGCGTGTTTGCTCTTGCCCACATACTACACACTGTGTTAAAAGTCTAGCTTCCCTAGCCTTGTCTAGGTCGATAATATCTTTAGGAAACCTAGTTTCTTTACGATAACTGCTTCGACAACTTCTACACCACGAGTCTAACCCATTTTTCTTTTTGTTATGAAGAGGGAAGTAAACGGAATTCTCAGGCTTGTCTAGCTTGCACTTGGTGCACAACATTAGCAATCCCAGGCTCTACGAGCTTTATTCAGACGGCTGTCAGGGTCAGCAGCCGCCTTGGGAAACTTCTTTGCCTGCCCGGCTGAACGAGCGCAGAATGACTCACGACGAGCAGCATCCTTTGGTGACTTCTTTGCTTGTTCTTTCTTCACGGGAGGCTTGAGGTTGCCGCCTTTAGCGTTGTAGGAAGCACGCCCCTTTGCGTTTAGGCCCCCATCAGGGTCTTTGCCTTCTTTACGCTGCCATGCTGGTGACTTTGCCATGATAGCTCCTTACTTTGTAGATGCACGAAGCTGCCAAATCCATTTCTGATGCATGTCAATGCGCTCAGCAATAAAGTTAGCAACGCCTTGTTGGTTTTCTGAATTAGCTTTTTTAAACACGTCGTTCAATGATTTAAGAATTGCTTCATTAGACTTGAGCAGTTCTTTTGCCATCTCCTTAGGTTCTGGCTTAACTGCCTTAATAGTAATTGATGAAAGCTCTTCTAGCTTGCTCAACATAAATGGTGCGTACTCATCAAGCTTTCGCAAGTTCTCTGCAATGGGGTCGATGCTTTCGTAGATGTCCGTGTAGATCATCTCAAAGAGAGCGTGGTACTGACTGAAGTCTGCACCTTCAACGTTCCAGTGGTACCCATGAGCCTGTAGGTACACGGATACGGCGTCAGCTAAAAGCGATTTCAGTGACGTAGTGAGTTCTGACACATGCGCTCCTAATGCGAAAAAGACCGTAAGCCTAACAGTTAGTTTACACTAACCAATGGCTTACGGTCTTTTCGCAGGCGTTGGAGAACCACCAACCAACGTAGTTGGCTGCCATGGTAGCGCAAAAAAACATGGCCAGCAACCTTGCGTGACCTTTGTCTAGCCAGGTATGGTACTGGGCCTCCTGGCCATACGGGCCAAACGACTAGACGGGGAGCCTATGAGTGTACGAGCGATGACGTGGGTGTGGGACCAGGCGATAGCCCCCAACCAGAAGATAGTGCTGTTGGCCATTGCCGACCACGCCAATGACGAGGGTGGCAACTCGTTTCCATCCCAAGAAACACTGGCCAAAAAAACAGGGTACACAGTCAGGCAAGTGCGCCGCATCATCGGGCAACTTTCAGACTTGGGGATGCTTCAAGTAGGCCGTGCAAAGCGCCCCGGCAAGCGCGCTGATCGCCAGCCGAATCTGTACAAGGTACTCATGGGCAAGCCCTCCACGGGAGGTCACCCATGTCCTCCCGTACCAGCCTGTCCACCTGTCCACGGGCGGACACCCATGTCCTCCGAACCATCAGTTATAATTACTAGTACTAATGGAAATAGACTTCTACGAAGTACGGGGCGCTGCGCACCCCGTCCAGGGGGTAGCGTGATTCTGGGTGTAGACCCCGACGAAATGGTCGCCGTAGTGCAGTCACCACGGGTGGCGAAGCCACAGGCTTCTGCGCTTCCAATGCTGGTGTCACACTTCGTGCAGCACCCAGCGATAGTCATGACTCGTCGGTACGACCAAAAGGACATCATGATTCTGCGCAGGAGCATCAAGGGGTTGCTCAGCGCAGGTGTCACCCGCACAGCGGTAGTGAACATGATTGACAAGTTCTACGCCACAGACAGGTTCAAGTCTGCCGAGCGTCCGGTGCTGGTCTTCAGCATGAAGAGTGTTCAGCAGGAACTTCTTGCTTTTACCAACGGTCGTGTAGACGCTGGCAACCCGGTGCTGTCACTGATGCTTCACGACTTTGTTCGTGAAGACGGTGTTGACGTACCGTGGAGCGCCCAGTATGATGCCGACCTTCAAGCTTCCGTCATACGCCATGGCCTGGAAGTGTGCTATCGCTACCCCGAGTTGGTAGCTGAGCTAGCGTTACTTTACCCTGGTGATTTCAAAAACAAACAATTCATACAGACACTCACCACACTCAATGACTTCATCTTAAGCGTAAACTCAGACTCCACAGAATCGCACAGCCTTGTCACTCAACTTTCAACTATACTATCTCTTCCTAAAGAGCTACATAGGCCATCTAGTAAGACAATTCGCAAAGATTCAAACACCCTCGCAGAAGCTATCTTCACTTATAGAAGAACTGTCCATGCTTGACGTTTACCCCTTTGATGACGACGATGACGACGATGCCACTGAAATCAGCATCATCGGGTTTGACTCCATCAAGGCGCTGGTAGATTTCGTTCATTGGGCTAGTGAAACGTTCGACTCAGCAGAAGATTTAGAAGATCACCTAAACAGTGTTATTGACAACCACATTCAAGACATTACTGAGTGCACACGGGATAAAGAGACATCACCACAACTAGATTCCCAGTTCTGGTCAATCATAGACCGGTCCTTTAAAAACCACCGTAGAGGATAACCATGACAGTGTTTGAAATGCCAACAGATTGGAAGAGTTCCAATTGGTGGCGTAACCGATCAGTTGAAGAGCGCCTGTTCCATGCTAAGATTCCAAAGCGCCTGGCATTGTCACTGACTTCAGGCAATTCTTGTGCGCAAGCAACAGCTAACTGGATGTGCAGCTACGAGCCAGGCAGCAGCCTGTACATCACCGGACGTAGCGGTGTGGGTAAGAGCACTACTGCTGCAGACGCCCTGAGCCAACTGCTCACAAAGTTCCCAGTGTCAGGCAGGTTCGTGACCTCCGACACCTACCTTGAGATGCTGAAAGACCAGTTTGGGGACTCTGACAATCTGCTGCCTAGCATGTACAGCTCACCCCACTTGGTGAAGTACATCCAGGGTGTGTTTGATGTCGTCGTTCTGGATGGTGTTGGTCAGGAGCGGGAAACAGAGTTTGCCAGCCACGAGCTAGGCTCACTGCTTCGCCGTCGTAGTGACGACATGCGCACGACGATAGTCACGTCGTCGTTGAGTACTGCTGACTTTTCACGCCGGTACGGTGAGCGGGTAAAAGGTGTCATAAATGAGATGTCGATCATCAGGCTGTCCTGATGGAACGTGGCGACATTGGGGATTACACACGCCCAGGGCAGGCTTGCGTCTTTGAGGGTCTTATAGCTAGCCCACCTGAAAAGAAGAAGTTCAGCTTATCTAAGCATGACACTTACCAACGACAGGGTAAGTGGGAGCAAGCCCTAGCATTGTGGGTTCCTAACGAGCTAGCTCTCAAGTCATTGATCAACCATGTAAGGCGGTTGGGCATAACGACAGACGTTATTACTTTCTTATCTCCTGACGCCGTAGACCCTATCTACAACTGGTTGCTTCGTAAAGGCGTTTCTACTGGGGTCTACTACTACACTTCGGCGCAGGCGTATGCTGACGACCTGAAATACGATTATTCAATTCGCAACGTGTACGTGCCTAGCTCTGAAATTGGGGCAATCATTGGGATGCGGGCCACGACTGTTGCGCCAACCACTATCTGGGGTACGTGATGGCGTCTAGTGAACTGTATTTAATATCCAAAGTCATCCATGACAAGGATATGAACGTGCCCATTCGTGCTGGTTTGAAAGCTGAGCACATGGTGGGGGAGTGGTCAGATATCTGGCAGTGGTTGGTTGACTTCAACCGGCAACACGGGTCAGTGCCCACCGAACGTGTGTTCAATCAGGACTTTGGTGACATCTCTTTGTATGACACCACTGAAGTGGCTGATGAGCCGTACACACGTTTGCTGGATGAGGTGTTCAACGCATATCGAAAACGCTGTCTGCTTGATGCACTACAGCCAGCGATTCATGCGTTGAACTCTGACGAGCTTGATACTGCCGTCAACGCACTTTCCACCGGGCTACAGAAAGCTGCGGTAGAGACAGCCCGTATCCGTGACGTGGATATCATCCAGAACTGGGAAGCACGCGTCAATCGTTACGAAGAGATGCGTAACACGCCCAACGCTCTTCGGGGTATCCCCACGGGGTTCCATGGGCTTGACCGCATTACTCAGGGTATGCGCCCTCAGCAGTTCATCGTGTTTGCGGGTGAGCCGAAGCGTGGTAAATCGCTGTTCGCTTTGATTCTTGCTAACAGCGCCCACATCTACGGCGTGCGCCCCCTGTTCGTTTCTTTTGAAATGAGCATCGAAGAGCAAGAGGCACGGTACGACTCATTGATTGCCAAGGTTCCGTACGACCGCATCCTGAGTGGTGACCTCAACACTGCGGAGATGTCACGTATCAAGACTGCGCTTAAGGTTCGCCGTAACATGCAGCCCTTTGTGTTCTCCGAAGACACAGCGTCACTAACAACGGTTAGCGCACTGGTGAGCAAGGTGCAGGAGTACCAACCTCACGTGTTGTTCGTTGACGGGGTGTACCTGATGGATGACGAAGAGGGCCAGGAGAAAGGTTCCCCCCAGGCGTTGACTAACATCACCCGGTCGTTGAAGCGGGTGGCGCAACGGTTTGATATCCCTGTGATCGCTACGACACAGGTGCTCTCTTGGAAGCTGAACAACAAGAAGACCCGTGCTGTCACGGCTGATGCCATCGGGTACACCAGTTCGTTTGCACAGGACGCTGACTTGATTCTTGGTGTTGAGCGTCACCCTGACATAGACAACCAGGCGATCATCCGTGTGGTGCTAGCACGCTCTAGCCCCAACGGTGAAGTGCACGTCAAGTGGGACTGGAAGACCATGGAGTTTACGGAGATAGTGGACTATGACATCAGCGACCCCTCTTTCGACTGACCTCAAGTCACTACTGGAGTCCGTGGGTGTAGCAGTATCCCGAGCAGGCGAACGGGAGATTACTGGTAAGTGCCCCGTCCATGAGCGTGTGACAGGTAAACCTGACAAATCCCCATCGTGGAGCATCAACGCCACTACCGGCTTGTGGATCTGCTTTTCGTGCGGTGCAAGAGGCACGCTATCCAGTCTGCTTACTGAGCTATCAGGGGATATCGGGCTATCTGCTCAGCAGTTTCTGATTCAGTCCGAGCTGAGTTTGATTTTAAAAACTCGAGAAACTGAAAATGAAGAGCAAAAAGCAGTAGCTGATATCAACGCTTACTACGGCTTTTCACGGGTTAGCGACTTACGCTGCGCTTACCGTGACCTCAATCCAGATGTTGCTTGGCGCTTTGGTATTAGATGGAACCCTGAAGAGAAATCTTGGATTATCCCAATCGTTTCTCCCAAGGGTGAGTTCATGGGGTGGCAAGCCAAGAAGTCGGGTTGGGTGCGCAACCGACCAAACGGCGTGGAGAAAGGCAGCACCTTCTTTGGTATCGAACGGCTCCGGTCGATGACGGCCATTTTGGTAGAGTCACCACTGGATGTGGTTCGTCTTGCCTCCCTACCTACTCCTCTACCAGCGCTAGCTTCGTTTGGTGCCCACCTATCTAATGAACAATGTCGTCTTGTCACAGAGGTTTGTGATAAAGTAATAGTTGCTATGGACAACGACAAAGCTGGGATTGAGGCAAGCCAGCGTCTACATAAGAATCTAGCTACCCCACGACATGGCATACGCTGGTGGAATTACAGCAACACCACCGCAAAAGACATCGGTGACATGTCTGATAAAGAAATCTACCAAGGTTATAAAACATCTACTAGCGTTCCACCATGGATTACTAAAGGAGTGTAATGGACGAGTATGGCCCTCATTTAGAGCTAATCCGACGTGCCTTCTTGGAGTCTGCGTCCGATTACAGCGAAGAGCATTGGGCGGCTGCTTGGATGACTGGGCTGCACAAGTACTTGCGCGATATGAACGACGACAAGTGGTTGATTCTTGCCCACGCAAGTAAAGGGTGGCCCAACCGTGACGGCCACTATCCCAATACCGTTTGGGAGCCTCTCACCGAAGACGAGGAGCGTCGGGTTCAGGAGCTTCGTCGGTAATGACGTTTAACGGTACCCTGTATCCGTATCAGGCTGAATCCGTAGAGAAGATGGTAGACACCGGGTGCATGTTGCTTGGCCTAGTCATGGGCGCGGGCAAAGCAACTTTGTCAACGACCCCGGTTCTGACCCCAGATGGTTGGGTACCTGTCAAGGACATCCATGTAGGTGACTATGTAGTTGGGTCAAATGGTTGTCCTACCAAGGTTCTGGGCGTGTATCCACAAGGGGTACGCCCCTGCTACCGAGTGTCCTTCAATGACGGTACGTCAACCATCGTTGACCGAGATCATTTGTGGTACGTAGAATCCCCCGCAGATAGATACCACGAGCGCCCGGGAAAGGTACTGGAAACGTGGAAGATGGCTGACTCGGAGCACGTCGAACCTGGGCAGGAGCGGTACGGTAAGCCTTTCCGCACGTACTTTCGTGATGACCACGGCAACAATCGTTGGAGTATCCCTATCGGTGACCCTCCCATGCTGTCTGCGCAAGACCTTCCCATAGACCCGTACACCCTTGGCGCTCTTTTGGGGGATGGGACATTCCGTGCATCATCTACCATGCTGTACTGTCATGCTGATGACGCTGATGAAATGGCAAACCTCGTCGTCGGAGCGTCTAAACCTCGTTCTAATGGGTCATGCTGGTCGTTCTCCATCAAAGGTCTGATGCCTGCTCTCCGTGAACTGGGCCTCGCCGGTACGAAGGCTCACACCAAGTTCGTCCCCCCTCGGTACTTGCTTGGTACGCCGTTGCAGCGTCTCGCAATTCTTCAGGGTCTGATGGACACGGACGGGTACACCGGCAAGAAGGGCACGGTGGAGTTCGTGTCCGTTTCAAAGCAGTTGGCTCAGGACGTTACGGACCTTGCACGTTCGCTCGGTGCTTACGCGTACATGCGCGAGAAGACGACGACGTGCATGTACAAGGGTGAGAAGGTCTACGGTGCAGCGTGGCGTGTCACCTTCAAGATGTCGTCCTACGTGCCGTTCCGATTGTCTCGCAAGGTGGCGTCATACAGACGGCAAGAGAAATATCAACCTCTGCGAGTCATCACAGACATCACTCCGGTCGATCCTGCTGACACGACCTGCATCGCCGTTGATGCCCCTGACCACCTGTATGTCATAGAGCACTACATAGTTACTCATAACACGGTTACGACTATCGCCGCTGTTGAAACACTGCTGGCCAGAGGAGATATCGACCGCTGCCTGATCGTGGTGCCGGTGTCGTTGAAGTACCAGTGGTTACGGGAGATACAAAAGTTTACAGACTCCCGTGCAATTGTAATTGATGGTGTCCCTAAGAACCGGGAACGGTTATGGAGGTCATCTATATCATCGCAATACATAATCGTCAATCCAGAATCGTTGGCTAAGGATACCCTGCTGTTTAAGAGCCTCAAGTGGGAATGCATGGTGATAGATGAAAGCACCATGATCAAGTCACGCGTTGCTAAGCGCAGTAAGCTGCTTAAGCGGATTGGTAAGACGGTACCGTATCGGTTTGCGTTAACCGGTCAGCCTATTGAGAACCGTCCCGAAGAGTTGTTCTCAATCATGGAGTTCGTTGACCCTGACGTTCTTGGTCGCTTTGATGTGTTTGACCGTACGTTCATCGTGCGAGATCACTGGGGGCGACCTGTTAAGTATCGTAATCTTAAGACGCTATTTGAAACTCTTAGCAAGCACCTCATCAGGAAGACACGTGAGGACATTGCTGACCAGCTTCCCAAGATCATTCATCAAACCATCCCGGTGCCATTTGACCCCAAGGGTGCGGCGTTGTATAACCGCATATCCCATAACCTGCTCATTGACTTGCAGAAAGCCATGTCGGCAGGTGGGGGTGGGGGCTTCAACCTGTGGAAGCATTACAACGACCCTGTTGCCAACGAGGCCCAAGGGCAGATCATGTCGAAGCTAACAGCGTTGCGGATGCTGTGTGACAGCCCTGAGCTTCTTCGGAGGTCTGCGTCTATATACCTAGACACTTCTAAACCAGGTCAAGGTAGTGCATATGCAGCACTGCTACAGCAAGAAGGTGCACTAGACTCACTAGTAAGCCAGCCAAAGATGGAAGCAGTTGTTGATTACATCAAAGAAGTTCTAGAGGAAGATCCTAACAATAAAGTTGTATTGTTCTCTTTCTTCAAGGAAAATCTAAAGATTATTCAAGAGCAACTAAGTAAGGTGTGCGGCTCTGTTCTGTTTACTGGTGATATGAACGCTGAAGAGAAAGATCAAGCTAAGGTTAGGTTTTCCACTAATGCTGACGTTCGACTATTTCTATCTTCTGATGCTGGTGGTTACGGCGTTGATCTACCGATGGCTAACTACCTGATCAGCTTTGATCTCCCTTGGAGTAGTGGAAAGCTTGAGCAACGTGAGGCTCGCATCATTCGGTTGTCATCGAAGTTTGATCATGTTACGATTGTCACATTCTTGATGCAGGGGTCAATCGAAGAGCGTCAGTACGAAATGCTTCAACAGAAAAAGCTTATCAATGAAGCTTGGGTTGATGGTAAGCACCACGATATCAAAGGGAGCTTTGAGCTTACATTAAGTAGTTTGTCTTCCTTTTTACGAGACTCTACAGTTTAGGACACCATGGAAATTATTGAAGACCTCAGTACTAGAACCCGGCTAGTTCAGGAGTATCTAAATGCTAAACGTTTTGCAGATTCTGCTGTTAAACGATCAGAAGAACTCAAGAAAGTATTGAAGGAAACAGTTGCCAACTGCGGTGTCGTTGATGACCGTGGCAACTTGTGGCTGTCGGCTGGTGACAACCAACTCAAGCATGAGCGTCGTACATCCCATGTGCTTGATACCTCTGCTGTCGAAGAGTGGGCCAAAGCCAACGGCCACTGGGAGGACATCTGTGAGGTTGTTACCACTGAGACAGTGAGCGAAGAAAAACTTCATGCCCTGGGTTGGCAACACCCCGAGTTGTCTGATTTACTAAGTTCATTCTACAAGGAACGCACCACCTGGGCGTTCAAAGTGGTGGAGCAGAAATCATATGACGAAGAATGAGTTGACGTACGCCGACGGCGAAAGGGAACGTCAGTTTCTCGCTATGGCTAACAGCGAACTACGATCAGATAATCTGATATTGCAGCAAGAAGTTGAGCGGCGGCGTGCCGTCCATGCTGCCATTGCAGCCCTGCATCAGCCTATCTCCAACCCATACGACGGCGAGCCGAACTCTCTGTGTGGCGATGACCTGCAACAGTGGCCATGCGCAACGCATTGCCTGCTCCACCCCGAGGAGGCTCGTCGTGAGCAGTGAGCAAACCCAACCGAACGCCGAAACCAAACTAGACCGATAGCAGCACAATGCAATAAAATCAGGAAATATCTTGCAGTACATTGCTTGATTTTCCATAGGTAAGGACGACCAAAGATGAATGACCCTTTCTACCTTTTCAAAGACTTACCTGATTACCCAGGCAAGACCGCTCCACGTAATCGTAAGGCAGCTATCAAGCAAGTAGTAACCAACGACGATCTAAATGGGGCAAAGCATAAGGTTTACCGTATCAATGGTGTTGATCGTGTCTTTTATACCGTGGGTGAATTGGCACGGGCGCTCAGTCGTAAACCGGTTACGGTTAGGATGTGGGAGCAGCGTGGGTGGATACCTAAGGTCAAGTACCGCACACGCCCACCGGCCAACGCTCAGTTGCCTGGAAAACCTTCCAAAGGTCGTAGACTTTACAGTGACGCTCAGGTACACTTCCTCGTCGCTGCTGTTGACAAGTATCGCCTGGATGACCCTCGTAAAGCCGATTGGGATGGCTTTCGTGGGCACGTCAAAGATAATTGGCCTGCAGACTAAACACATAACCACAAACACAAAAGTGAGGTGCCCTTTATGGGACGCTACGATGACGACATTGATGAAGTAGATAGCACGGAAGAAGCCCCTAAGCCCAGCATGGTGGAAGAGCTTGCCTCTACGGCACGCACCATCAGTCGTGGTTGGGCCGCTGTTGAAGAAACACGAACGGCTGATAGCCCGTTTGCCCAGCGGTTGAAGCTGAGTGAGGCTTCAGTTGTTGTGAAGTTCCTTGAGGACGAGCCATACGCCTCTTGGCGTCAGCACTGGGTTAAGCGCAACGGTCAGCAGTCTTTTACTTGCATTGCTGACTTTGACCCTAAGGGTTGCCCTCTGTGTGACATGGGGAATCGCCCGAACACGAAGTTTGCATTCAACGTCGTGCTGCTTGCCTCCAACTCTGCCCCTGTGCTTCGTTCATACGAAATCGGCCCACGGGCAATTGATCAGTTGAAGAACTTTCATGTTGACCCCCGCCAAGGGCCGCTCACAAAGCACTACTGGGCGATCAGCCGCACCGGTAAAGACACTACGTCGCTCACCAATCACCAACTCGTAAAAGAGCGTGACCTGGAAGAAGAGTGGTCGTTGGCTCCCGTAAATGAAGCAACGCTTAAGCGTATTAGCTCACAAGCGTACGGTCCTGAGATCATTGAGATTCCAAACCGTAAGTCGCTTCAGTCAATTGCCATTGAAGAATCTGGCGATTGATCTCTGTGGGTACTGGCAACGTGGGGGGCAGCGATGCCCCCCACATTGTTTTTACGGTCGAAGGCTTGCACGAGATCTTGGCTGCTGTTGAGCAGGCCGGGGCTTTCTGTTTCGACGTGGAAACCCGTGGTGTCGTAGAGCGTCACCCTGATGTCATGGCACTCGTTGAAGAAGAGTGGCAAGAACATATCAAGACACTTGCTACCCAGAACGTGGATATTCAAAACCGTGCCCGTGACAACATAATGACCCGCTGGCGTAAGACACTTGCCCTTGACCCATTGCGTAACGAGGTCATCTGGCTTGGCATTGGGGTAGGCGCAAAATCATGGACTATCCCTCTGGGGCACCCCAATGGCAGCGTCATTGAACCTGCAGAACAAGGGGATGGTTCCACGGTGCCTCCACCGGGACACCGTAAGTTGTTAAAGAGTGGTAACGAGTCCTTAGCAAAGGCTAAGTACTTTAAGCCCGCTGTGTTCTCACCCCCACCGACGCAACTGTCGAAATCTGAGGTCTTCACAACGCTTAAACCGTTGTTCATGGGTGGTGCTCTTAAGATTGGCCACAACATCAAGTTCGATGTCAGGTCAGTTCGCAAGTACCTTGACGGCGACTTGCCGGAAGGCCCGTTCTTTGACACCATGCTTGCACAGCATGTGTTGAACGAGAATCTTTCGTCGTACTCTCTTGAGTCTTTGCTCGTTCATACCTTTGATGGGTTCAACCCATACTCGGTGGGTGGGAAGATTGGTGCCACTATCACGGAGGCACCCTTTCGACCGGCAGCAAGGTACCTGCATCTAGACGTTCGGTGGACATGGCTGCTGCACAACGTGTTAGCTAGGCGCTTGCAAGCTGATGAAGCGTTGTTGGCGTGCTTCACACAGGACATGGAGGTCTTGCGTGTCCTATGCGATATGGAAGACAACGGCATCCCGGTAAACCACCGGGCTATGAAGAAGCTGGGGAAACAGCTAGACCTTAGGCTCTCTGACATCATGCTGGACATTTACCAGTACGCCCCTGTTGGGTTTAACCCTGCGAGCACAAAGCACAAGCAAGACTTGTTGTTTAGGACCAAGCGAGAGGGTGGCTTGGGCTTGAAGATGTCGAAGAAGACGAGCACTGGGCAACCATCTGTTGATGAGGAAACACTGCGCAAGCTGGAAGACAAACACCCTGTCATCCCGATGCTCTTGGAGTTCTCGGAAACTAAAAAGATGGTGTCAACTTATGTTGACGGTTTGATGCCTCAGCTTGTCAAAAGCCGGTTGCACCCGTCGTTTCACTTGCACCGCACTGTGACAGGTCGGCTGTCATCGTCACAGCCAAACCTCCAGAACGTGCCCCGTGATAGTGATATCAGAAGTTTGTTCGTCGCCCCAGATGGGTATGACCTACTCGTTGCTGACTACGATCAGATCGAACTACGTGTGATGTGCATGTTCAGCCACGACAAGCGCATGAGTGAGTTCTTTCTTACTGGTGCAGACATTCACGCTGGTGCTGCTGCGTTGTGCTTGGGCAAATCACCAGAAGATGTAACCCCCGAAGAGCGCCAGCTAGGTAAGGGTGTTAACTTCCTTACCGCTTACGGTGGGGGCGCTAGCAAGTTGGCCCGTACGGCTGGCATAGATGAAGACCACGCCCAACACGTGATCGACCAGTATTACCGACAGTTCAATGGCATCACCCAGTGGAAGCAGCAAGTAACTGCGACGGGGCGTAGCTTGGGGTACGTGACAACACTCTCCGGTCGTCGCCGCCGCCTACCTGACCTTCGATCATCAGATCGTGGTTTACGCGCTCGGGCAGAGAGGCAAGCCGTTAACGCCGTCGTGCAAGGGTCAGCTTCTGACATCTGCAAGCAAGCGATGGTGCAATGTGGTCGGGTCTTCAAGGGTTCACCAGCGCAGATGCTGGTGCAAGTACATGACGAGCTAGTGATTGCCGTTCCCTCCGATGAGGTTTCCAGCTTTAAGCCCATCCTGATGGAGGCCATGGGGCATGGTACTGTTTACGATGGGATACCACTCAAGGTGTCCTGCCATTCAGCAGGTAGCTGGTCGGAGGCTAAGGGAAAATAATGCTAGATGCTATTGATAAGCGCAACTTCTTTTTATCCTTGTCTGCCGTTCACGGGCAGCACATCGCACACTACGCTGGGTTCTCTGTGCCATCAGAGGACGTTCAGAAGAGCGAAGTACTTGACATCATCAATAAGTGGTTGATATTGTCTGGGTCTGGTATCAACAGCCACATTAAACAATGCGTAGATTGGACTCTAGAGGTAGCTCAGGATTCAAGTAAGAACCCTGATGAGGCAGAGCAAACACGAGACGTATTTATTGCCTACAGCGCCGCATTGCTATCTCACCTTCTAGATAAGGGCTTAATCGAACTGGCTCCTAATCTAAGTATGCAAGAAGAATACACAACTGATTTCATCCGTGACATGTTCAGAATAGTTGTTGAGGATTCAGATGAGTAATGAAGACTGGTGGAGCCGCAGGCTACAGAATAATCAGCCTGCCCCACAGCAGCGTCAATCGTTGCCCGTTACGCCCCCTGTGTCACCACTGTCTGTTCAGGTGCCCAGACAACCCCAGCAGCCAGTACAGAATGGTAACCAGCGGCTGCTTGACCCACGGCGTGCCCCTAATGAACAAATACCAATGGGGGAAGCAATACATCTTTGGCAAGGTGGTGAAGCAACACGCCGTGAAGGTAACCTTTCCTGCCCATCATGCGGATCTCACCTGGTGTTTTCCCGAACTAAAGGCGGGATGGTTTCAGGCAACTCTCCAGCACCCCGTTGTTTTTCGTGTGGGTATAACGGTATGTACGACCAAGGCGAACAGTCCTCCTGGGCTGTCTAACAAGGAGCACCATGAAAGAAGCCACACAAGAAACACTGCTTGACATCATCAACTCTATAAATAAGAAATACAAAGAGGAGATCGTTGTTCAAGGCAGTCGTGTGCACAAGGAGCTACCTCGTATCACCACCGGGGTACTTGCGTTTGATCTGATGCTTGGTGGTGGCTGGCCTATGAACCAGTGGTCTGAAATCATCGGCAATGAGTCGTCGGGAAAGACAGCCCTTGCTTACAAGACAATTGCAGCTAACCAAGCAAAAGACCCTGAGTGGCTTGCCATGTGGGTGGCTGCTGAAGAGTTTGTTCCTGACTACGCTGAAGCCATCGGTGTTGACCTTGATCGTCTTTGGGTGATAGAAACAAACATCATGGAAACCAGCTACGACTTGGTGCTTCGGGCCATGTACAACCGGGCAGTTGACTGCATCGTCATTGACTCACTTCCTGCGTTGGTGCCCACCGCAGAAGATGAAAAAGAGATGCATGAGATGACCATGGGCCTTGGCGCTCGCACCACTGGTAAGTTTCTGCGCAAGTCGTCCAAGTCTCAACGGCGTTCGTTGGTAGATGAAGATCGTGGCTGCACTGGGTTGATCATCAACCAGTGGCGAGAGAAGATTGGTGTAACGTACGGTGACCCCCGTACTACCCCTGGTGGTAAGGCTAAGAACTTCCACTACTTCGCTCGTGTTGAAGTGGCTCGTGATGAGTGGATTAAGGATAAGGACGAGATGATCGGTCAGACCATCCGTGCACGAACCCTAAAGAATAAGACGTACCGCCCACAGCAAACAGCACAAGTTGACTTTTACTTTGCGGATGTCCCAGGATTCCACAAAGGCGACTTTGACACCGTAAAAGATGTTGTTAACATCTGCATTGCTACTGAAATCATTACCCGTGCTGGTGCTTACTACATGTTTAAAGATCAAAAGTGGCAAGGTAAAGATAAGCTGGTCCAAGCGGTGCGTGAAGACCTTGAAATTCAAGAAGAGTTAAAGACTCTCGCTACTAAGCACTTCCTAAAGGGGGAGAAATGAAATCAGTACAAGAACTATGGGTGGAGCGGTTGATGGTAGGTACCTGGACACCTGAGTATCTGGTGCCAGAGATGAAAGCTGCCGCTGAGTCTGCTGAAAAGTCCATTAAGGCATGGAAAGAGTCTCAAGTCATTCCATTCCGACATGGAGCATAAGGAAATAATGAAAGCATCTCGTAAGCAAGAGATGCGCACAGCCGATAAGTACAAGGGTAGTCGTAACGCTGGTTCAGGCTCAGGGTGGTTACGAAAGAATGATGTTCGATCTGAGCACTTTCTTATTGAGAACAAGCTAACGAATAACGCAAAGAGCTACAGTGTTAAGCACGCGGATCTTCGTGACCTCCACCAACGTGCAGTAATTGAAGATCGGATTCCGGTTTTGCAATTCGACCTTGGTGGCAGAAGCTATGTAATTATTACCGAGGATGACTTTATGGAGTTTCTTGATGTCTGATGCCGCAGAGGCTGTTAAGAGTGATTCACCTTGGTACCTCAAGAACTACAAAGAGTCTCTTACTAAGAGTGGGCGCATTATCCCTAAGGTAGAAGTAGCGTTGGCTAAGAAGTCAGCAGACCGCAACTCCACACGGGATACTCAGCACTTGCATCCAAGTGAGCTATCTAAAAAGTTATGGTGCCCAAGGTCATCGTGGTACCAGATCACAGGTGCCCCCAAGGCTGCTGAGTCTTTCTCCTTGCAGCGCCTCAACGTGTTTGAAGAAGGGCACAGTATCCACCACAAGTGGCAACAATGGTTATGGGATGCTGGCCTGCTAGTTGGCAGGTGGTACTGTGTTGATTGCGAATCTACGTGGTTCGCAAAGTCTCCAAGCCTTTGTTTCTCTTGCGGTTCTACAAGGCTAAAGTACCGTGAAGTCCCCTTGCGCGACGATGAGCACCGCATTATCGGCCACGCTGATGGTGAAATCGAAGACAGCAGAGGCCGTGCGCTCATTGAGATCAAGAGCGTGGGCGTTGGCACAGTGCGGTTTGAAAAACCTTCCCTGTTTGCTGACTACCAGATTGGTAAGCTGACTATTGATGATGTGTGGAAGAACATCAAGTCTCCATTTATGTCTCACATACGGCAAGGGCAGCTTTATATGCACTGCCGTAAAGTTGATTCTATTGTCTTCATATACGAGTGGAAACCAACACAAGCTGTCAAAGAGTTTGAAGTAAAGTACAACGCTGACATCGTTGAACCCATCCTTGCAGGATGTAAAACGGTAATGCATCATCTTGAATTGAACGTTGCCCCTGACAAGCCTGCGTGGGCTACCTCTAGATCTTGTGAGGGTTGTAAGTTCTGCCTCTTCAAAAAGGAGTGCTATGCGAGTGATAAACCGTGAAGCCAGCCCAGTAGAAGACATAGCGCTGGCTAAGTTCAAGCAGAAGTTCTCTTTTCCAGATCGCCCCGGTGATGGTATTCCAGACCTCCCACGAAACTTGGATGACCTCAGTGATGCTGACCTCATGGAGGTCTACAAGGAGTTCATGTCTTGGGTTAGCTTTGCTAAGGCTGAACTTGTGAAAGCCGAAATCGAAGAGGAACGAGAAGCAAGCTGCTGCCACATCCTTGAGTCCAAGGTACTCATTGAGCAATGGGGAGCAGATGCTAAAGGTGACCGTGTTACTCTCGCTAAGGCCCGCCGTGATGTTGACCCCAGGGTTATCACTCAGCAGGAACTTCACCGTAAGGCTCGGGCTTACCGCAAGCTGACTGAATCCGTGTTTGATCGTTGTGAACGTGGTGCCCAATTACTCTCTAGGGAGTTGACACGGCGTGTGGGTTCTGGCCCACGTGATAATCGTTATGCTAAGATGACCGCATGAACATGCAGAACCCCATTTATTCCCAGCCGCAGACATTTGGTGTTTGGGTAACCTACACTCACTACCCTAACTTGTTTGAAAACGACCCTCCTGTTGTCATCTACTCCAGTGAGGTTGATGCACTGCGTGCGGCAGTCAAAGACACAACCCGCCTGGTCAAGGTGGCGTACGTACCATTTGGTTCGACCCTTGCAGACAAGCTGGTCTGATGGCTATTGGTGCGGCCCCAGAGATCGGCGTCAAGTTCACTGTGTGGGGCAAGATGTCAGAGGAAGCTAAGCAAGAGTGGTTTGACCACATCCGTACCTCTTGGCACCCTAACCTTATGGAAGGTTACGCAAAGCTTGTTGAGAGCGCTTCGTGAGCAACACTGCTAAGCAAAAGGGCACCGCCATGGAAACCTTGGTGCGCGAATACCTGAATGACGCTGGCTTTGTGCACGCCCACCGTACTCCTCTACAGGGGGGTGGAGACACTGGGGACATCAACGGCATCGCCAACACGGTTGGCCGTAAGGTGGCTATCCAGGTAAAGAACCAACGTAAGTTTGATCTCAGCGGTTGGTTGAATGCAACTGTGGAACAAGCCAGTAGGTTAGGTAACGCTTTACCAGCGCTTATTGTTAAGCGGCCTGGTAAGGGGAAATCTAACTTAGGTGATACCTACGTTGTTATGCGACTTACCGACTTGGTTGATCTACTCAAAGAGGCGCACTACAGCTAATATTGCTCCAATCACTTGTATCACAGTTGGAGCAACCATATGTCACACGACTTTAATTCCGAGGATATCGTCAAGGTATCTGCTACTAGCAATCCCCAAAGTGTTGCGTCTATTGTCGCCCGTGCGATTGTGGCAGGGCAGACCCCGAAGATGCGAGCCATTGGTGCGGGTGCTGTAAACCAGGCTGTTAAGTCATGCGCTATCGCCCGTGGCTTTGTGGCCCCTCGTGGTATTGATTTACTCTTTACTATTGGGTTTGATGATATCCAAGGGGATAACCAGGAAACCATCTCTTCTATATCGTTTAAACCAGTTATTCGATGATTATGGTAAAATGTGAGTATCCTGTAACTTTTAAATTGAGGGCGACACATGGCTAAGTCAAAGAAAAAGAAGGATGCAGCTCCGGCAGTTGAAGCTCCTGTAATTGACGAAACCCCAGCACCCAGTAGTCCAGAATCTACTCCTGTAAAATCCCTTGCTGAACGTCTTTCAGAAGCTGACACGGCAATACGTACGGTCAAAGCTGCTAAACAAGATCAGCGAGCCGCTAACCCCACACGAGTTACAGGAAATACTCCACCTGCTGCGATAGATCAACAAGTAGCACCAGTTCCTGCAAACGCCAGACAGAAACTAGCTATCAAATCAAAAAAACACGGGAGCATTGCTGAATCAACGTTTGCTGCAGGGGGTGTTTTAGATAAAGGTGTTCAACGCGACATCATTAAAGCGTCTAAAGGTACCGGTGGTAACGCAGCAGCTACGCTAGATAACCTTAAGTCAGAGATGCTTAG